ATGCACAGAAAGCCGCCATCAGAGCGGCTTTTGTATTTTATTGATATATGTGGCAAAAAAAACGAAGCGTTTAATTGGTTTGATTTTGGTTGTATTTCAATTGGATTTAAAAGGGGTTTAAATGGTGGCGGGTGGATGGGGGTTGGACCGGGAGGTTACTTTGCCTTGTTTTCTAGTAGTTTAATGGTCTTTTCAGCGAGTGAAAGCGCCTTCTGTAGCGTTTTTACCTCTCCTTTAAGGGATTCTATAATATCATCTTTAAGGTCGTCTATATCTGCTGTATTTTGGTGTGATCTATTGTGATAACCATAGGTGGATTGAGGCTCATGAGCGGCAGTGTAATTAGCCGGTTTTTGATCGTATAGCTTACCGTTTCCCTTACTATTTAGCTTACCTTTTGTATTGAAAGATGCGAGTTTTTCGTTTTTATTTACCTTACCCTCAAACAATTTACTCGTTACTATTGTAACGTTTTCTACTCCAAATATATCGCAAATTTTTAATAATGTCTCGGCATCAGGCTCTGCTTTTCCGTATTCGTAACTGGCATATGTAGTTACTGGAATACCAAGCTGGTGGCTAATCTTAGCCTGTGTAAACTTATTGGCCTTCCTTAAGAAAGTTATATTTTCTTTTATAAAACTCATTATACAAAAAAATATTAAACGAATTATTCGTTTAAACGAAAAACTTGTTTTTACTTTGTGTCGGTTTATAGCCGACAAAACAGAGGGGAACAAAAGTATGGATAAAAAACGTAAAAGAAGCGCAATCAAGGCAGCAATGGTGCAAAAAACGGCTGAAATAGCCGGTGTAGATACGGACACTGTGTATGCTGTAATTAACGGAACCCGTAATAATGAAGAAGTTATGACGACATATATGTTTTTACAGGATGGCGAAAATAAATTGATGCAGGTGGTAAAAAGCCTGGTTCCTTTTGACCAGGACAGGGAATTGGTGGTGTGTTTTCAATAACTAACTAATTGCAATAACATGAAATTGATACAACAGAAAGTTTACCTGACGATAAGTGAGTGCGTGGAGTGTGGCATTGCCAGTGAGGGTTATTTATGGAAGGCGAAAAGTGAGGGCACTAAGTGTTGGGATTTTATAGATGACCCGGCTGATAAGCGGAAGGTGCTGGTGGGTTATGAGGCGATGAGCGATGAGCGGAAACGGAAGGTGGAGATCAGGTTTGGGAACCCGTATGATATGGTGGCGAGGGAGCCGATACTGAATATGGTGGTGAATGACTGGAAGGCGAATGAGTTTTTTATGAGTTACCGGTATGGTGCCAACCTTAGCCTGCCGGTAGATAGAGTGCACCAGTATACCAGGGCGGCTGGATGGCTGATGATGTTAAAGGGTGTGAATGGGAATAAGGCGGTTGTGAAACGTGAACTGGGATTGCTGCTAACGGAGTTTTACAGCCATGTGAGCGAGCTGATAACTGTGGAAAAGAATAGGGGTAAGATGGAGGGATATGCGGGACTGGATGTGCTGCCGGGGGACTTCCCTTCATCTTACCAACGCCTGATAACTAAGGTGAATGCGTACAAATTGGGTGATTATGAGAGCCTGATAGACCCGCTTTATGGTAATAAGAACGCCAGTAAACTGGGAAAGGAAGCTGTGACCGAGGGAGTAAATGAAGCTTTTTTGACGGAAGCAGCGGGGATAAATGAGGGGCTTTTGATACAAAATGAGGGTTTAAATGACCTTAAAAGCCTGGTTAAAGTACCAAAAAGTGCCGAGAAAAAGGGGGGGTATTGCCCTGATCTTGCTGAAAAGCAAATGGCTATAATCCGCTCCCTGTGCGCAAAGCCGCAAAATTTTGACGCTGGGCAGGTTGCAGAAATGGTGAATCTGTGTTTTGCGGCAAATGGCTGGAAAACGTTATCCCGCGCACGTCTTCACCAAATAATTACGGAAAACATGCATCTATTGATTGCCGGAAGGCAGGGTAAGCGTGCATACATGAGTAAAACAGCGATGCAGAATAAGCGTAAAGCGCCTGACTACCCTCTTTATTACTGGACGCTTGACGGCTGGACCGTGGAAATGATGTTTCAGGAGCGTGGACCGAAGGGAGTGGAGTATAAACGCCTTGTTATGGTGTGTGTGCTTGATCCGTTTAACAAATACCCTGTTGGGTACGCTATAGGTGAGCGGGAGAATGTGGACCTGATACGGCAGGCATGCCGGAACGCGGTGCTGCATATGAATGAACTCTTCGGGGCACCGCGCAGGCCGCTGCAATTGCAAAGCGATAATTACCAGATCAAGAACCTGACACCTTTTTACCAGGTGATGGCGTCACTGTACTTCACTCCAGCTGAGGTGGGTAATAGTAAGGCTAAAGTGATAGAAAGATACTTCGGGCACCTGAATAAGAAACGGGCGCAGAAAACGAAGTTCTGGACGGGCTTTAACGTGGATGCTAAAAAGACGAACCAGGTGAATAAGGAATACCTGGACCTGATCAAGAACCAGGCACCGGACAGGGCGGGACTGGTAAAGCAGATAGACCGGATGGTGGAAATGGAGCGTGCGGGTAAGCTGGAGGGATTTATGGCGGGGTTTGCCAAGATGCCGGAAGCTGAAAACGGTATGACCCTGATGGGTGGCGCTGACTACCTACAAGTATTTGGGGTGGCACTGGGCAAAACAAATAAGATAACCGGTCAAGGGATCATAAAGCAGATAAACGGGCAGGAATACACGTTTGATTCATTTGACAAGGGCTTTAGGGCAAACATGCACCTGGACTGGCAACTAATAGGTGACCCTGAGAACCTGACCAGGGTACTGGCGGTAAGCCCTGATGCAAAAATGAGGTTTGTGCTGGAGCAGAAACGCGTACTGCCGATGGACCTACATAGCACCACGCCGGAAGATGTAGCCTACCGGATGCGGGTAAGGCACTTCAACAAGGAAAACATGGACGATATAACGGCTCTATACGCCAGCGATGCACGGATAGCTGCCGAGGTGATAGAGCATACACCCTTTAGCTTGGACAATGCAGAGGAAATGGACCTGAAGCTAATGCTAACCTATAATGGACAGCAAAAGGACAAGATGCAGGATGCCAAGCGCCTGGGCGCAGGTGGCAGGGGCAGTAAGCAGATACCGGTGAATGTGGAGGAGCAGGTGTTTGACCTGAAGGTGGAGGAGCGGATGAATAAGATAACAAATATTGATAAGTATTTACAATAAATAAAAACAGCCCCGTGAGGCGGGGCCATTCTTTTCACATACAAAAGACAAATTTATGACTAATCAAATTAAAACACAAATCATGGAATCGGCCATTAGCTATATGGCCGGTAAAGAAATGACTGCCGCTAACCTGTCGAAGCTGAGCGGGGTGAACCAGAGCTATCTGAGCGCCATGCTGAATGGTAAGCTAACGGTGATGGTGGGCGAGAAGGAAACTGACATACAAGACAAATGGTGGCTGCTGCTGGCGGATGCGGTGGGCGTGAGCCTGGAGAAAAAGTACTGGAAGGCTGTACCGACCAAGCAGATGCGCCACATCATGACGAGCCTGGAAACGGCAAGGGATAACGGGCGTGCTACTACGATCATCTGCGATACGGGCCTGGGCAAGTCGTTTTGTGTAGACCGGTTTCAGAATGAGTACCCAAAGGATGTGTTTGTGATCACGATAAACAGTATGGTAAAGCTGCATGATGTGGTGAACATGCTGCTGGACAAGCTGAACCTGCCGCAGAAGAGCAGCAAGGCTATGCGTATGATAACGATAGTAATGAAGCTGCGCGAAATGAAGCGTGCGGGGCTGAAGCCTACGATCATCTTTGACGAGGCGGAGAACATGGAGCATGCGCTGGTGAAGATGATGAAGGGTTTGTTTGACGGGCTGACCGGATATGCGACGCTGATACAGATAGGCACACCGCAACTGCTGGCGAAGATGGAACGGGCTAAGAATAGCAATATGGAGGGCGGACCGCAGTATTACAGGAGGTTTAAGGCGGGTATACAGAAGGTGAGCCCTGTGGTGAATTTTGAGCCGTTCTTTAAGGAGCTGGGTATAGAGCCGCAGTTGCAGAAGCTGCTGATAAAGCAGTGTGATAATTACGGTGAGCTACATGACTACCTGGAGCCTGCGCTGCGCGAGACAGATGTGCGTGGTGTGCCGCTGACGGCTGAGGAGTTTAGAGTGATATACAACCTGGCGGCTTAGTTGTGGATCGGGGGCGGAAATAAATTATGTTGAGCGGATACTTTATGGAAGCCCCCTTTTTTGATCAGGATTTTCAGGATTAAAGGATAAACAGAATTTTATGGCACTAACACAAGCTAAACGGATGCAGGCATATATGGCGGCGGCGATGTATGAGGTGATGGAGCTGCTGGAATGGGACCTGATGGTATATACGATGTTCAAGTATGAATGCGGTCTGATATACCTGGAGACGGTGCTAAAGGGTGATGCAGGGGCCATACGGCAGCTTGAAGAGAGTGCAGCATACTGGGGTTGGTGGAAACTGCACTGGTGGCAAAGGGAAAAGGACTTTTTGCAGGCGTGTGAAAAGCAACATAAAAAATCCATGCTTAACGGGCTGCACGGACGGCGGCAGATATACAATATAGCTCATCATCCGGTAGACCTGGCTCAGTGCGTGAATAAGTATGGTGTGGCACTGGAGGAAAGCTGGTGCAGGCAACTGGTGAAGGAGCTACGGTAGGTGAATGGTGCCAACGCCACTGGTGGTGAATGGTGGGCCGGAGGCCGGGACAATGGTATTTTTTAACACAGACAACTATCAGGTATAAATGCAGGTAGATGAAGCTATACAACCGGTAAAGAGAAAAAGGGCGGCAAGTGGAAAGGCAAAGGGTTTGGGGTTAAAGCAGTTGTTTCAGAAGAAGTATAAGATGCTGGAGGGGTTGCCGGAATCATTGAAAAGGAGTTTCGGGGAGATGACTGAGCAGATATTGATGATCATATACGGTCCGAGCAGCAATGGTAAGAGCAGGTTGACGATGCAGTTTTTGAAGATAATTATGCGGTATGGGGATGTGCTGTACTGGGCGCTGGAGGAGGGACACCGGCGAACGATGCAGAAGAACGCTGAAGAAAACCTGACGCTGGATGAGCATAGCGGTAAAATAACGTTTTGGGACCATAACCTGACATTCGAGGAGCTGGTAGTGAAGCTGAAGAAAAAGAAGAGCGCAAAGTTTGTGGTGATAGACAGCCTGCAATATGTGCATATGAATATGGATGATTACAAATACCTGAAGGAGCATTTTCCGAATAAGGGGTTCATATTCATCAGCCATAATAAGGGGTCGAAGCCGGATGGTAAGCTGGCTTGCAAAATAGAGTTTGACGTGGATATAAAGGTGCGTGTGGAGGGGTTTGTGGCTTTTGTGAAGAGCAGGTATGGCGGCAATAAGCCTTATGTGATCTGGGAGGGTGAGGATGCAACGAAGGGCGCATGGGGGTATTGGGGTAAAAAGAAGGTTAATCAATTTAAAAAATGATCAGGATTTGCAGGATTTAAGGATTTGCAGGATTAAAAAACAACTATAAAAGATGAAAAAACTGGTAGAAAAGTTTGTAAGAAAGTGGGTGGAGAAACGCCCAGGTATTGTAATAGGCTGGCTGGCGAGGAGCATTGTGCGGCATATGATGAACGCCAAGATAGGCTATGCGCACATAAATAAGTGGCTGAAGAGCATTAACCATCCGCAGATATGCGGGTATATGATGCTACCGGGGCAGAGCCAGCCGATGGTTTATTTCAAAGCACCAACGATAGAGGAACGTAAAAACCTGCCGGGCAGGTATGTGCCCATAATACCGGAATGATATGGAACAGATGGAGGTGGTGAATAACGATATGTCGCTCCGGATAAATAGCATTATAGAGCATGCTGAGCATGAACTGGGATTGCTAACGGGGAAAATGTACAGACTGGTGCCGGTAATGGATGTGGAAAAATCTGCAATGGCGCTGGCGCATGATATTGCGAAAGGGGTAGGTATGGAATATAATGACCTGCTTATAAGCTACCGGGGACAGGACTACGTAAGGCTTCGCCAGATCACTTGCCTTATACTGCGTGATACTTTTCCGCTATTGACGCTGGTGCAGTTGGGGAGGATCACAGGCTATAGGGAGCACACTGCTGTAATGCATTCCCTGTTTATGGCGCGAAAAAGAATTTTTACAAAGGAGAAATTTTTCTGTGAAACGTATAACCAGGCACTTAAGGTAGCCGAAAATAATAAATACTGATATGGCAAAGGGACTGATCAAAATTAAAATGAATGCGCGGGATTTTAAGGAGCTATACATGGTTTATGATGGCTTGCTAACTATCTATACGCCTGAAAACAGCCATGAACTGCTTCTGATGGGGCATATAACTGAGCTGCGGGAAAAGATGGGGGAAAGGCATGTGGATGTAACGAGCTATACGATGACGCTGTGTGGTACTGAGGCGCTGGCTTTTATGCAGCTTTGGGCACCGAAGGATATTGCTCTTACCCCTCTGCAAGGACGTGTAATACAGGAAATATTTAATGCGCTGGACAAGGAGATGAAAAACCCAAATTTCAAAGGGGCAATGAAAAAACTGATAAAAGATAGTTTATGAGCAAGTTTACAAAGGAGAAGGCAAATGAGCGGCTTGATGATTTACTGGCAATGTTGGCAATATATAAAGAAACGATTCCTGGCATTAAGGATAAAGGTTTTAAAATTAGTGTATTTGAGCATAGGCAGGAAATGGTGCAGGAAGTAAATACACTGTTGAAAATACTGTATTAATAACGGTTTAAACAATAAAAAAAAGATGGCAAAAGCGATCGCAACACAAGTAGTAACGCAGGAAGCGTATGAGACAGCACTAAAGGGTTATGTGCATAATGATAACCAGGCATGCAGCCTTGCAGCAGAGCGGGACAAGGAGCTGGAACCAATCAACCTGAAGTATAATCCGCAGTTTGAAAAACTGATGCAAGAGAAGGAAAAACAGTTTGCGATCGTAAAGCAGTACTGCGAGGAAAACAGGGTGAAACTTTTCCCGAAAGATAAGAGCATGGAGGCGTTTGGCGCTAACGTGGGCTTCCGGGATGGCAAACCGAAGGTGATGATCCTGGACGGGTTTGATGAAAAGAAAATTGCGCTGGTAATGTCAAAGCGTAAAGCCTGGGAAAAATATGTGCGGAGCACTCCGGCAATGGATAAGGTGCTGATCGTAAAGGAAAAACCGAAAGGCATGGAGAAGCTGGGCTTCAAGGTGGACAAGGAGGAGAGCTTCTTCCTGGAGCCGGTAAAGACTGAAGTGGACAAATAGTTACTAACCAAACTGATATCATGGCAAACGCAAATGTAAAATATAGGCTGACTCTGAAGCAGGAAAAGCATAACAGGCTGCTGGATATAATGCAGAGCGCTAAAGAGCTTGATAAGGCCATAAGGCGGCGGAAACGCAGAGAGCAGCTGCGCCGGTGGTGGAATGGTGTGGTGAGCTGGTTTAAGTGGCCTGTGCTGGAGGCGAATAGTAGTGATAATAGTACGATTGTGTGATGGGCGCTGCTGCCGGATCATGGGGGTGTGAGGTGGCGGCGTCTTTTTAAAAAATTTAATTATGAAAACATTACTCAGTTTATTTGATCGTTCAGGCAATTGGTCACGTCCTTTTGAAGAAAAGGGATGGAATGTGATCTGCTGGGATATTAAGCTATCTGAGTTTATGGATATTAATTTAATTGATAGCGCGGAAACTGCTCTTGATCTTTTTGAGGATGTAGATGGTGTTTTAATAGCTGCTCCCTGTACGGATTTTTCGGTATCCGGTGCACAGTACTGGGGAAAGAAAGATGCCGATGGAACCACAGCAAAGAGTGTGGCGCTTGTTAACCAGTGTCAAAGGCTTGTGGATTTATTCAGACCTACAGACGAAGAGTTTTATGAAAACGGTGGTACATTTTTCTGGACACTCGAAAACCCTGTCGGCAGAATCGGTAAACTGACAGGCATAGGATCGCCCCGTTATTTTAACCCGTGCGACTATGCCGGATATCTGAATATTACGACAAAGCAGAAGAGGGAGTTAGACCGCATCCGTAAGAAGGATGGTAAAGATGTAACGTGGGAGGAAACGCAGCTCGTTATTGATTGCAATGCATACAACAAAAAAACAGGGTTATGGGGCGAATTTACCATGCCGGTCAAAAAGCCAATAGAACCAGTTAAATGTGCTCCGCAAGGGTCATATACTCAAAAATTAGGCGGTAAATCTGATAAGACTAAGGAGTTGAGAAGTAACACGCCTATGGGATTTGCATATGCATTTTATAAGGCTAATTATAATCACCAAATAATAGATTAATGCCGATCAATTATTCTGAATATCCGCGTAATTGGTTTAGTGAGATAAGACCGGCTGTGCTGAAACGGGCGGGTGAGGTGCGGGATGGGGATGGGAAAATAGTAACTGAGGCGAGGTGTGAAAATGAGCATTGCAGGCTTAAGAACCATAGTAACCGGCCTGATAACGGGAGTATAGTGGTGCTAACTATTGCGCACCTGGACCATGATAAAGAGAACCATAATGTGCAACTGGAAAGATTGCGGGCATGGTGCCAGCGCTGCCACCTGAATTATGACCGGCCAAGGCATATGGAGAATGCCAGACGTAACAGGGAAAAGAAAAAGAATTTACAGAGATTGTTTGATTAAAAAATATATAACATGCCTAAATCATTTGAGCAATTGACAGCCGAACACCTGGAGTGGACATCGGCAACATTTCCGAAGGGAACGAGTAAGGGCGCTTTGCTGCATGCGAAGCGGGAGATAGATGAGGTGATCAGTGACATTGATAATAATGCCGGTGGTTGGGCCAAGTCGATTGAATATGCTGATATACTCGGATGCATTATTGACAGCGCCCACCGCGAAGGGATAAGTATGCTTGAGGTGTTGAATGCTTTTGACTATAAGTTGCAGATCAACAAAGGCCGCAACTGGAAGGATAATGAAGATGGGAGCTACAGACATATAAAGAGTGATGAGGAAATAAGGCAGGGGGAAATACAGGCTTTGTATAAGCAAAAGACGGCGCTGCTGGATGAGCATGGCTTGTATGGTGGTGGTTACGAAGTGAATATGCAGCATGATGCTATAAATAAGCGGTTGGAAGAGCTGGGTGTGCACGAATGATGAATGGTGCCAACGCCACCGGTGTTTAATAGTAGTAAAAACGTTTGGACAATGAAAAAGATACTTGTAACGGGGGATAAGTTTAGCGGGGCGATGGAGCTGACATACGGTGAGCCGGGTGTGGGCGCTGAGTCTTCTGCGCCGCTACTGGTTGTGGACTTGCGAGGGGCGTGCCTAGATGACCGGCAGAAGCAGTTTGTGGTATCGTGTGTGCCTGTGCGTTACGGTGCGGGTTTTGAACAGGGATGGGGGCCGATGACGGGTAAGGTGAAGTTTGCGGAGGGTGAAGTGGAGCTGGATTTTGAAAATGACTTCTGGTGGCCGTTTGGACAGCCGATAAATAAGGCACGGTGCCTGAAGGCATGGGGGAATTTGAGTAAGGCTGAGCGGCAGCGGTGTATATCTGCGCTACCTGCTTACCTGCGGCACCTGAGCAGGTGCCAGTGGAAGAGTAAGATGAACCCGGAGACATGGTTTAAGAATAAGTGCTGGGAAACGAATTGGGACTCAATCAATAGTTAGAGATATGGAAAATAAAATAAGTACTGCGCAGGTGAGGTGCATAAAGGCGATGATCGGTAAGATGGTTGTGGCTGATCCGGAGGTGATGGTGATGGGGTTTACTGACTTCAGGACGAAGCATGTGAGCGAAATGACGGTGCCGGAGGGTATTGCTATGATCAAGCACCTGAAAAGCCTGGACCCTGATGAGGTGAAGGCTGATGTGATGCGTAAGAAGATCATTGCTATGGCTTATGAACGGGCGGGATTGGGGCGCAGCGCTACGAAGCAGCAAAAGTATGCTGTGGTGAACTGGCTGGATGGGTGGTGTAAGAAATTCGGGTACAAACACAAGGGGCTAAATGCTTATACGCTGGCGGAGCTGCCGAAGCTGGTGAGCCAGTTTGAGATCGTTTTAAAGGACCTGCTTATTGAGATTTGATGATCAGCTGATTTGATGATCAGCTGATTTTGTAACGAGTAAAATGTTTTACTATGGGTATACGTGGCGGTGGGGTTTTTAAGACCCTTTTTGAGGAAGATGAAGTACTGGAACTTGCTGAAGGAGAAAAAAAGCAAGGGCGGGACGCGGAGTTGCTGGCAGGGCGCAATGAGCTAATACTGCGCCGGTTTGTGTATATAGGGACTAACAGGCCAGATATGAAGTATGAGTTTGTGGTGAAGGAGCTGGTGCGGACCTTTTACCTGAGCGACTACACGATAGGCAAAATAATAGAGGAAAACCGGGATGTGCTGCAACGGATACGTAAGGAGCCACTGGACGCAAAGGCGTTGCGGGAAAAATACCAGGATTATGTTTGGAGGTAATTATTAACTTTATAAAAAATATGCTTATGAAACAAGTGATACTAATTATTGCGGTGGTGGGTGCGATCATAATTGCTGTGAGGGGGTGCAGCAGCATAGATGATGCTGAAAAAAAGGATGCGGCAAGGGTGTCGGATGTTGTGCCGGTGAACACGACAGCACCAGTGGCGGCTGTGCCGACGTTAGAGGATACTTTGCGCAAAACGGAGATAAGGGCTACGGTATTTCTGAAAATGGAATATGGTAAGAGTCGTGAGGATATAGATATTGTGGCGCAGCAATGGTACCCGGCGCAGAAAATGGAGGTGGTGAAATGGCGTGTGCGGGATGGTATGGCGTATGTATATGTGGTGACGCAGACGCGAGTGGAAGGCGATTATAGTGATGCCAATAATATGAGTGTGAAGGTTGTAAATAAATACAGGGAATGAGGAAGCGTGAATGGAAGGAGCCGAGGCATTACCCGGATGGATATGGTGAGTATATGCATGGGCCGGTGATATTGGGGCTGATAGTGCTGACGGGGATATTGGTGGTAGGGTTTATTAAGTGGATTTTTAAAATATAGATGGTATGCAGGAAAAACAGGAATATATAGTAAATGAAAAGATAGTTGACGGTAAGTTTTGCGTTACCAGAACTGCCTTTTGTGATCTTGATAATGGGATAAGAGCTTTGGGGACCCGGTATTATTTTGTAGACGGGAAGCCTGTAGAATATTGGGAAGAGGATACATCCACTGGAAAACTTTCGGTTATTGAAATTCCGTCTGCACGGATGAATTTTAGTATGGACGATATAAGAGCTGCAAGAGCAGCTATGGAAAAGGCAAAGAAGTGGTAACGAGTGAAGATGCTTCGTTGCCTCAGCATGACAAGTAAGTAAAGATAGTTGGAGTGAGGGCGTGGGTAATGCCATGACCCGCCGACAAGGGAGTCCAGGTAACACTGGACTCTTTTTTTATTCAGCAAAGGTGGTAGTGATATTAGGGGTGACGGGTGCGGGTATGGGTAGATTGATGGTGGTATCGTCTGTCATACCTAGAGAGTAGGTGAGCTGGCGGACGCGGATGAGATCGGTGCGGCGCTCGGTCTTGGCAGAGATGCGAACGTAAGCACCGTAAATATCTAACAGGGAACTGTACCCTTCCTGGGCACCCGGTGTGGTGCCTTGTATGGCCTGATGGAGGAACTGCTCCAAATCGTAATAATACAGGGCTTTCTCGCGATACAGAATAGGGGTAATGCTGCTGCCGCTGCTGAATGGCGGGAACCCTATGCGGAGCGATATAGTGCCTTTCCCTTCCTGGGTGTTTGCGCCGAGGCTTTTGAAGTCCATGTTGTCAATGTCTATAAGTACGCAGGGCGTGGGGAAGCCTACAGGTGGGCGCATATCGCCATTGTGGGCTTCGAGCTGGCCGAGGTCCTGATCTACGAGGCCAAAGTATTTATTGCCATTGCCGTCTACGAGCGCGCTGATCTGCTGCTGGATGGAGAGGAAGAGTTTGCCGACTGGACTATTCATGTTTTATGTTGTTTATGAGCTTTTTAACAATGGCCGCTTCGCATTGCTGCGTAAGTACCGGTGACGGGCCGATCACCGGACGCGGTGGTGTATTCATATTCCTGGTAACCGTTTTTCCAAATGTGCCCATTGGTGAACGGCTATATACCGGGCCGCGTACCCCTTCATTGAGCGCGCGTGCCTGTGGTGCATCAGTCATAAGGGTTGTATAATCGGAACTGTCTTGTTTGCGCCACGATCTGCGATAGTAGCCGGTAAGAATGAGTATTTTGTGGGGGCGCGGATAATTAGGTCTTTTCTGTATTGCCCAAGGCTGGAAGGTAAAGCCCTGGTAACCCTGAAGTCGAAAGTTGTCGTCAATAAATTTTAAACCTACCGTACCGACAGTATCTACGAGGTCGGGCATCAGCGAACTTACTGACGCGGCGAGACGCTGAAGTGGTATTTGTAGCGGATCATTCATTTGTCTTTTTTGCGATCGGGGATCATAGATGTTATCTTTTCCTTTATTTCTTTTGGCAAGCCGATATAGTAAGCGCTGCCTTTGGGAAATACCAAGCCTTCTTTACCGAGGTTGACCTGGAACATTACAGGTATCTCCGGGTACGGTGTTTGTTTTGCAGGGGTCTTGTATGCATCATCATTACGAATGACGGTGCAGCGGCAGTTCCAGCCGTTTGGCGGGAAGTAGGTATCCCAAAAAGGATCATCGACGGGCTTGGCGGTGCCATTGAGTTCAGCATGCTCTTCCCGGACACGATCATCTTCCATTGTGCGATACTGGAGCGTACTATCCGGATGGGCTGAGAAGTCTACCCATTTACTGGCCATCTGTGATCCGGCCACGGCAGCGTTGTATTCCGTGCGGAGCCAGTTGCCCTGGTATTCATCCAGGATAGTAAGGGCTTTATCTTTAAATTCCTTAAATGTCGCATTGCCATTTACGGCATCAGTGAGATCGCGGAGCATCTGATAATTCTTAGCACCGGAGAACTGGTAAACGTTAGCCTCTAAATGGGCTAGTTTATTGTAGTCGGGGCTGTCATACTCAAAAGCGGAGAAGTCGCCGCCAAAGCCCGCATAAACGCCTTCCATGTAGGTTTTGACGTTTTCGAGCATGGTGGGTTCGTGAAGATCTATTTTTTCACCGTTAAAGAGTGTTTGAAGTAGCTTTAAATACAAATCGTTAAGAGAAAATGAATCCGATATTTTCATATTCTCAAAGGTATTGTTATCGCCCAACTTTGCAACTATATTGCCTCCGCATTGTGCGCAGGGTTGATATGCCCGTTTTATTAACGGGCGGGGCCGAAAAAAGCTGTTAGCTTTTCATCCATCATTGCTGATACATCGCTAAGCGATAGAGCCTTGGGAGTTTTGGGCTTCTGCTTGGTTTTTGGCTTATTGGCGGGGTTGGGTTTGCCGTCTTCCTCATCGGGTTCGGGGTTTGGTTCCTGGCCGAGGACGGGAAAGAGCTGTATGGTATCTGCCTCAGTTTCGGGGGCAGGTATGCCGAGGAGATCGTAAGCCCATTTTTTAGATATTGGAAGTCCCCATTGTGTTATAGCCTGTGTAACTACAGGAACATAGTCCTTGAGGTAATCAATATCCACTTCCTTGTCATATTCGAAAGCGCCACCTTCTACGGGGTAGTTATATGAACTTAATATATCGATGAAGTGATCAGAATTAAGGTCATCGACCATATCATCCATATCCTCCTTCATGATTTCCTTTTGCTCCAGGGAGTGGGTTTTACTTTTGCCTTCGGAACCGTGCTGGCCGGAAGCGGAAGTTTCGGTATTGCCCAACATGATCAGGGACATTTCCTGATTCATTGCAAGCCGGAATGTTTCCTGGAGTTTTCCATCGCCATTGGACATTTTACCATCCTTCATATCGAAGCCCATCTCTTCAGGGAGCGCCATTTTCATGGAGTTGCCGGCTGTATTGAGTATGCGCTCGGCTGCTTTTTGCGCCTGCGTGTCATACCCTTTATACTTCATGATCATGACAGGAGAGCCGAACATTTCAATGTAAGAGGCCCAATCGCCCACGGCACCCCGCTTGAGCATTACATAATAGGATAGATAAAGTAACAGCCCGAAGTCGTGATGGTCACCAAGTATCCACCAGTTTTTTATGTCCGTATAGCTGATACCATCATCAAGGCCAAACTGCTCAAAAGTGACCTTTTGGGTTTTAAGCTTTATATGCTTGGGGTCTATTTCGTTGAACGCGAGCTTTTTGCCAGGGATAAATTCCATACCGCGCAATCCCCACATTTTGCGCAGCATCAATTCCTTTATAACCTTCCTGAAAGCACGAGACCTGATGAGTTTAGTCATTTCAGGTACTTCCTCCCCATTTCTTTTGAAAATGAGCTTTTTGTTTACAACCTGGGCGATACGTTTTTTAAGTATGCCCTGGAGGTGGCCATCGCGAAGCGCCTCTGAATATATATCGAAGAGGCGTGTTTGATTGGGATAATATACTGACTCAGCGGCTACTAATGCCTGCTGTAATGTGAGCAGGTCTTTAGGGGAACGATCTACTGAGCGCAGGAAGAGCTTAGGGGTGACATACTGAACCCGTCTGCCTTCGATCGGGGCATTTGCATCCAATGTGGACTCAGGGTTGCCTGAACCGCCGTACTGATCTGCTTTGCTAATAGCATCTGCGGGTACTTTCGAATTCTTTTTACGCCCTTTTTCGGCTGTAGTCACTTTCTTTTCCATAGTGTATATTAATGGTGACAGTTAGTATTGTCGGTCTGTTCGAAACCGGTGTTATTGCGCTTCTTTTGTGAAATGGCATATACTTCATCGGACGGTGATGAGGTCTCGGTGGTGATATCGAGGTAAGGCCACTTGGGGTCTGCAACGCCTTTCTGTATGTCTTTTAGTGTGGCCACAGTCATCTTATATCTTGACTCCATCATTTCATACATGATGTTTGCATTTGCGAGCTGCATCAGCTCCCAAATGGCTATGGTCTTCACCATGCGGTTCAGCTTATTGTCTGAAAAGGAGGCAGCAATGCCGGAGGGGTTTGCCTCTGTAACGGTGGGATCACCGAAGAGCTGCACCAGATCGTAGCGGGTGAGGTACATTTTAACTTCGTCAATGGCTGTGGCGATTGCCTCCAGAGCAAGGGTATTGGTATCTATATCGCCGGTGTTGCGGGTGATCTCTGCAACTATCTCCGGATATGCATTGGTGAGATCAGAAGGCGTAAGTATTGGTGCGTATGCTGGCATAATTTACTGTTTTAGTAACCGTATTTGCTGCTTTGTCTTTCCCTGGGCTGGAACATTATGGAGCCGGGGCGGAACTGTGCTTGTTTTTCGTCAATGATAAATTTTGCTCCCTCAATGGCATCGGGGCCATCCAGTTGTTTGCTTGTGGGTTTTGCTGCTATGAACTGAGCTTCCAGGCGCTGCATGTGAGGATTGTCTTTTTCATCTATGTTGAATATCAGATGTCCAAGGCGGTTAATGGGTTCCAGCGCTGACTCTATGCGGGGCCATTTTTCGGGCTTTTTCCTTATGTCCGGAGAGATGGGCAGCACGCCGCCATAATCACTTCCCAGCTGGTACATGAGAGGGAGCAGCACCTGCTCATAAAATGGGTCTTGCAGGGTGTTGTTTTCTATAAAGTAATAGGAAGGCGGCGCGGGTTTGTTGTCACAATGGTTTTTGATATAATTGCGGCATTCATACATGGATGCCATGAATATGCTGTTGGACATTACATCGAGGAAGCCGTAGTATATGTAGTAGTCGTCTTTGATGCGTGCCATTATGAATACTGCCTTGCGTGAGTTAGTAAGGCCGGACTTCTGACCAGGGCGATCTTTATTTGATGGCGCGGGATCGGCATAGGTGACGATAAAAGGCGCATCGGATATTGGGGGACATTTGCCCCATTTGACCTCCGGGAATGTTTTGCCCTGGGACATGGGGTTATTGAAGTATTCTTTTTGTGAGGAGGCGTAGGATATGCCGTTGATCATATCGTCTATCATTTCCTCGGTATTCTTTTCGGGCCATGAGCTTTTGCCGTTCTCATCGCGGATGTTGACGATCTCTTTATCATCGGCCTTTTCCAGGAGGCGCATGGCGATAGAATCTTCCGCAATGAGGTTATTGTCGCAGAATATAAAGTAGGGTTTGCTGATCTCCACGCATGGAATAACGGCCTCTTCCACCCATTCAACGGCTTCATTGAGCAGATCAGGGTTGCGGCATAGCTCGTCATCGTCAATATCATCGAGTAATACACAGTTGATACGCAGCTCGTCTTCTTTGGCACCACGGGGTGATTGCCCTCTACCAACGGCGGTAAATGCAATGTCTTTCAGCGTGGTGATATGCTCTGAGGTCCAGGAGCCGAGGTTTTGCTGCTTGCCATAATCCTGTATGATGCGCTGGTTAGCCTCGAAGTGACCGATATATGGCTTTAACAGCTTAGCTGCATTCTTTTCTGATTTGGAACACAGGAGTACATTAGCGGGGAACTTCTTTACAAAAATGAGGTAAAACATTTCCATCATGCGGCGCGATGATTTAGAAGCGCCACGGAACCAAGGGCGGGACTGGCGGAATTTGCCTGATCCCTTTTTTACCATGTTATCATAGGCGGCCTCTATGCGATCGGAGGAAGCGATCTGGAATTTTGCGGGTTCGGCAAAGCACCATTTATCGAAATAATATTTTATCCAGGCTTCGCGGTTGCCAGGGGCTTCGAGGCGTTTTTTGCGTGCGTTAATCTCTTCGGCTGTATCCCTGATGTTTATGGGTGTGGCTTTCCGGATGTTCTCGGTGTATTTCTGCCATTGGAGGGCTAATTTTTTTTCTTGTGCAGCCTTCATTAAATCTTGTTTAAACGTGTTTTAATGAATGCATCGGAATAGTTGTTGATGAGCTGTGCATGCTCCATGTTCTGCTGCTGCACGAAGGTTATAAAATCCATCTGCGCCAATATGATCTCACCTACGCCACTCTGTTTTTCGGACAGCTCGTATATGGATTTGGTGAGTTTGCGCACAGCATCATAGTCGGGGTTTGTATTTGGATCATCATCTTCGAGCCAAGCCTCATTTTGCTTGTTGAGCAGTGAGAGCTGCTTGTACAGGGATTTCAGTTCGCTTTCGCGGGTGATGGAAAGGGCTGTTTTGAGTGCATCCCACTTGTCATCATTGACCCAGGCGCTCATTGAGTTTTCAGAAATATCGACTTTGGCGGCGATCTCTTTTTGCGTCATTGCTGTATTGAGATACAGGATTTTGGCGTATTCTTTTTTCTGCTTGTTGGTGAGTGTTTCCATAGTATCTGATTGAGATTGCTTCGTTCCTCGCAATGACGCTAACCCCATCCCCGCCGATGGCGGGGAGCGCGTGTGTGAAACAAAAGTACCCTCGCGCGTAAAGCTTAACTAATTAGAAAAGCATGGCGGTGCAAGTAATTGTATCATCATGGTATGGATAGTTGCACGATGGCTAAAAGTGCGTTTGGAAGCGGGTTTGAGAGTGTGCAATTTTACACCCATACCACACGAAATACATGCCAACAGCTAAGAGAAATACAGCAAATTATACACCAAAGGTTTATGCCTATGGCATGATCAATGATGATATGGCCGCGCGTATAGCTGATGAATTACAGGCTTATGAGGGTTCGGGATGTGAGCGGATACAGTTACGTATGAATACTCCCGGTGGAAGTATTGGAGCCGGAACTGGCATATACAATACTATAAAGGCGTGCGCTGTACCTGTTGATATTTACATTGACGGTATGGCAGCAAGTATGGGTGCTTATATAGCTATGGCCGGTGATAAGGTGTATATGAGCAAGTTTGCGCGTATGATGCTTCATGAAGGCAGGAGCGGCGAAGGCGGCACGGCTGATGAGCTACGCGAAATGGCTACAGAAGTAGATGCCAATAATGCGAACCTTCTAGCGATGACTTGTGCTAAAACAGGGCGTCCGGAGGCCGAGATAAAAGCGAAATTTTTTAACGGTAAAGATAATTTTATTGGTGCTGTAGAAGCCAAGGCATTAGGGTTAGTGGATGATATCTATGACCTGAACGAAGTAAAGGGCCTTGCGACTGCTACAGATTTTACAGTATACGCCATCATGGATGCTGCGTACCAAACCGGTTTATTTAATCATCAAAATGAAGATAACATGGAAGCAATCCAAGTAAGTAAAGAAGTTGTTGCGTGCCTGGGCCTGAAAAGGAACTATGATATGGCAGCAATAGAGGCAGGTGTGCTGGCCTTGAATAAAAAGTACACTGACCTGCTGGACCAGATGGAGGAGCAGGAGACTGCGAATATGAAGCAGCAGATAACAACATTGCTGGAAGGAGCAAAGAATAATATTACTGCCCAACAGCGCCGGTTGTTTGAAGCGAAATATGCTACTGATCCCGAAGGGTTGAAGGCTATGCTGAAGACTATGGGATTTACGAGCGTGACTACGATCATAAACAATGCTTCTCCGGAGCGTGGTGGCGAAGCTAGTGCTGAATATACACCTGAAGTTAAGGCACTTATGGCCAAAGGATATAAGGCGCTTTGGAAGAGCGGAGAACTGGGCCGTTTAAAAGCAAAGGACGAAAATGCCTACCTGGCACTATACCAGGAGGAGCATAAGTGCTTACCCAATGAGCGTGAATACCAGGAGAAGCTTCCTAAGAAAAAGTAATTGCTGATCTGTTGATCAGGCCCTTTCACTATGAAAATTTTTAATTCAAACAAAAACTTTTAATAAATATACTATGAAAAAAATAGGATCATTTTTACTGGCTGTTGCCTTTGCGATGGCAAGCCCTGTGCGCCAAATGAGCGGATGGGTGCAACTACTTGTGTTAACTGCGGTGATAGCAGCTTTCGTGCTACCTAACCCGCGTACCTATACCAGTGGCCGTGTTACGACCGCTGGTATTAATAAGGAAGCGTGGGAAGATCATATTGAGGAGAACCTGTTCCCTGATAATGACTTTATGAGCGGGATGATGGATGAAAGTGAGTTTGTGAACTACCTGACGGTACACACGCCTAATGCCGGTAATGTGCCTACGATAGTTGTGGACCCTGCATTTCCGCTTAATGGCGGTAACGGCCTGGCTGTAGGGCAAAGGACGGATACTACCGTAGACTGGAATATCCATGTATTCACGGGCAGTGAACCGTTTGTAATAACGAATGCGGAAGAGGTGCAGCTCTCTTATGACAAGATGAGCAGCGTGCTGTATGACTTTGAAATGGTGCTACAGGAAACCGTGGCAGATTGGAGCATTATCAATATAGCACCCACAGGTACTGCAACATTGCCCAGCAATATATTAGGCGGCGCAACGAACAATAACATATTGCGCAGCTCCGGGATCACTAACAATGACCTGGAAGATGTCCGCAAAACAGCGGCATATACCCTGGGCGCAACCGGTAACCGCTTGAATTTTACACTGTATGACCTTCGCCAGGCAAAGAAACTGGCAGATAAGCAGCGCTGGGGTAAAAAGGACAGGCATATGCTTATGAGCGCAGATGCGGCTGACCAGATCGTGAATGACCTGATCATTACGAAATACAGGCAGGATGCCAACAATGTATATGACTCCGCTACAGGTGATATAGACCGTCTGATGGGCTTTAAAATATGGGTGCGTAGCAATACCTGTGTGTATAACAACGTGGAATTGCCTGTGGTTAAGGCTTATGGCGCAGCAACTGCAACGGACGATAACGAAGCGATCATCTTCTGGCAGAAAGGCTGTGTGGCTAAGGCGAGCGGCGATATAAAGATATATGAGCAGCTTGACAGCCCTAAAGACCTGGGTGACGTATACAACGCCCTGGTGCGTGCGGGAGCCAGCAAGAAGAGGAGCAGCGAGCTGGGCGTGGGTGCGATAGTGCAGACAGCGGCTATATAAGACATAAAAAATTAATTGAGATATTCTCAATAGCGCGTAGCCAGCAACGGCACGCGCTATTGGTGGCAAAAGAAACAACTATATTTTATGAAAAAGACAATAAGGAATTACGGTATTGCGATTTTGCTTTTTGCATCGGTTATTGCTTTGGCATGGGCACCTCCTGGCCTGATGGCCTGCATGAGCTCTACGTATTATAACAACGCTGCCGGACCATTGACGGCCTACCCTATAGCTACGGGCAAGAACGATACTGTGGCGGGGGCAGGTACGGATACCTTTAAGCTTCAGGCATCGCTTTGCGGCAACGTAAAGAGCCTGACTTTCAGTAATGATATCTGGAAGAGCGCAGGTACGCCAACGGTTACTGTGGCACTGTATGTGAGCAGCAATGGCGGCAGCAGCTATGCCAGTACGCCGATCTACACTTATACGGCTTACCCGACTACTGTATATACAGCCACGCCAACCACGACAACTTATATCGTGAACCCGAATTTTGGCGGGGTGCCGTATACGAATTATATGTGGGTGGCTACTAATAGTGCGTCCAGTACCATGAACTGGCAAGGGAGTGTGACGCCGGTGCTGGGGGGTGGTAATTAGGCGGGAAGATAGTTGAGCCGGTAAATGATCCGGCTGGTACATCGCAAGGTAGAGCAGCGGTAGCTCGTCGGGCTCATAACTCGAAGGTCATGGGTTCGATCCCCGTCCTTGCTACAAAAATATTTTTTGAATCAATGCAGCATCCAATGCACCATATACACAACCCATCAGGGCATGACATGAATCTTACCTGTACGCTGCTCCTGACGAGCAATAGTATAATGGGTTGGCTGAGTAATATGAGTTTTATACAGTACTTCCAGTTGCTGGGGATACTGGCAAGTATAGTGGCAAGTGCGTATGTGGCATATAACCAGCACATGAATATTCAGTGGAAAAAGCGCCAGAACCAGAACGGCGGTGATGTAAACAGAGAAAACCACAGGCATGATAAACAATAAGGATTTTTTGTTTTCGGCGGTATTGTTAATAATGCTCTTATCCATTGTGGGGTTTGGGTATCTGGCTGTTATTAAGAACATGGACCTATCTCGTGCGGATGTGATCCTGACATTTTTAACTACGAATAGTGCGCTGCTGATCGGTTATGCCTGGGGAAGCAGCAGAGGGAGTAAGAGCAAGGATGCAATAATTGAGCAAAACGAAACCAAATCATGAGGAGCGCATTTACACATATCGTATTGTTTATCTGCGCGATCGGTTTGCTGACGGGGTGCTTTAGCGCGAAGGTGAGCCATAGCAGTGAGGCAAAGGTGAATGTGGTGAGTGATAACCGGGTGAAGGCTGATAGCAATATAACTACTCACCTGGAACTGCATGAGCGCGAAACGAAAATAGACACTACGGCCATTTTAAAGGGCTTTAAAAGTGACTTTAAAACGGTGCTTATTAAGGATACGGTGTACTTGCATGATCATGCGAATGCGGCGCCAATTCATTTTACAAAGCATTTTGGTAAGGCTACGCTGAAGGGGATATTCTACCCTGCCACCGGTGAGCTGGATGGCACGCTGAATGTGCCGAGTGATACGGTGATCATAACTGCGGATGTTAAGGAAAAGACAGTGGTGGATAACCGGCAGAGCAAAACGGATGTGGTTACCGACAAAAACAGTACTGTAAAAACAGATGTGAAAGGGACTACGAGTGTATCGGTGTCTTTGTTCAGCACTACAATATTCTGGAAAATACTTGCTGTGATCGCTTTGCTTATTGGCATTGTGATAGGGCGTAAAACTAAAAAATAAATTTTATGAATAAGCTACAGGAGTTTATAGACTGGGATAAGGTGGAGCTGGAGAAGCTGTTTAAGGTGGTACCGGTGGTGGCGAAGACTTATGGGCCACAGGCGCTGCATGTGTGCGAGACTGTGAAGGCTTCACTGGCAAGCCCGGAGGCGGCTGTGATAGAGGCTGCACTGGCGCAAATGATACCAGGTGCGGGTGTGTGGGAATCGGCAGTGATAGCGGCGATCAGCAAGGCGCTGGGCGTGGCTATACCGATGATCACGCAGATAGATGCGAATGCTGCAAGCGGCGAGAGCCTGAATGCACAGGCGCTGGCACTGGTGAAATACCTGCAAACGCTGAGTCCATTTATGCAGCATGCGGGATTGCTGAAGCTGATGAGTGGTTTGTTCCTGGCACTGGACCCGAAACTGACGGAGGTAGAAACAGATACTGCTGCGCAGACTTTGTATGCTGTGGCTAAAAACCAAGCTGCATAATGCCTGATGTTTCTTTTGAGTGGTATTGGGCATTTGTAGCCTTCGTTGCGGGTGGAGTGATAGTATGGTGCGGGATGACTGCGGCGAGCAAGATAGAGAGTTTGACCAGGGAAGAGGAACAAAAGTGTACGCAGCATATACTGAAGGATAGCAATATAGGGGTTGAGGAACGGCAGGAATTGCTGGATGCGCTACAGGAATACGCAACGGACACTAACTACGAGCTGACACATTTACCTCCGAAGCTGGAGGCGATAATAAGGACGGTAACAAATAAATGGCAATGAAAATAACAAACGAGATCATACGGGGAATAGCGCCGAGCATATCGGAGAAGGCCGTGGAAACGTTTGTGCCTTATTTGAGCCAGTACCAGGGCGATGTGGATACGGTGGAACGGATAGCTGCTTTCCTGGCGCAGGTGCTGCATGAAAGCGGCTGCTTCAGGTTTGTAAGGGAGTTGGCGAGTGGTGAGGCTTATGAGGGCCGTGCGGATCTGGGCAATGTGTTTGAAGGTGATGGTGTGAAGTTTAAGGGCCGTGGGCTGATACAGATAACCGGGAGAGCTAACTACAAGACGCTGAGCATGGCCATGTATGGCAATGACCAACTGATACAAACGCCTGACCTGCTGGCTACGCCGGAGAATGCAGTGCGCAGCGCTTACTGGTTTTGGGAGACGCACAAGCTGAATGAGCTGGCAGATGCCGGAGACCTGGAGAAAATTACCAGGAGAATAAATGGGGGTTTGAACGGATGGGCGGAAAGGAAAATGTTTTACGATCGTGCATTAAAGGTTTTAAAAGAGCAGGTATGAGAGCGTATTTAGGTTTATTACTGATGTGCGGCAGCGGGTTTATCTCTCCGGAGGATAACGCCCAGGATACAGTTGTGGTGAAGCATGAGCGCTACATGACGGTATATGCTGCGAGTGCTCATGAGCCGGTGATGGTGTCGTATACCCTGAAGCCGGAGTATATAAGCTGTGACGCGCCGATGAAACGGACGAACAACTTTAAGGCTGACCCGGAGATAGCGGGTACGGCACTGGGCAAAGATTATGATGGTAGCGGGTATGACCAAGGACACCTGATGAGCGCCCAGGACAATACATGTGACGAGGTGGCGATGAATGAATGTTTTTACTATAGCAATATGCTGCCGCAGGCACCGGGACTGAACCGTGGGATATGGAAGGTGCTGGAGACTGATGAGCGGGACCTGGTGAGCACGGGCAAGAGTGGGGAAATGGGTGCGGATAGCATTGTGGTGTTTTGTGGCGGTTATGGTAAGGACAAGACCATAGGACCGGACAATGTGGTAGTACCTAAGTACTGCTGGAAGGTGATATACATACCTGGCGCGAATGGCGGTGAGTGGGATGGGTATATTTTCCCGAATGCAAAATGTGATGGTACACCGGATAGGTATATGGATTTTACAAGCGCTCAGATGGCGTGGGTGAAGTATTGTATACGGAGGTTTACGGGATACAAAACGTTTTTTAAATAGTAATTATTTAACCTTTTAATAGAGTTTTTATGCAAAAGAATACGTTACAGGTTCAGAAATATTTCAACAGTAATCCGGGTACTGATACACTTTACTTTACCGGTGATGGCCTGGCATTTAAGCAGGAGAGCAATGCCAATGCGCATAGGGTGAACCTGAGCAAGGGCAAGACACCCTCGTTAGCGACGGTGACTCCTGTGACCAGGGCTGAGGCGTTTGAAGGTGGTGATCTTACGCAAGCAGCTACCGGAACTACGGCGGCCCCAGCGCTGACGCCATTGCAAATAGCACAGAATGCCGATGCGGCTGCAAAGAAGAATGTGGAAACCACTAAGGCAAACCTTGACCAGGCGCAACTGAACCTGGACACAGCCAATAACGCCAAGAACGATGGCGCTAGCGCTACGGGTGCCGCTAAAACAGCACTCACTAAGGCCGTAACCAAGGCAACAAAAGAACTTGCTGATGCTACCGCTGCATATAACGATGCCGTGACCGATGCGGATACTGCAAGGGATGCCCTGGCTGCATTGATGAGCGCAGCAAAGTAAGCTGAATGGTGCCAACGCCACTGGTGGTGATAGTAGTAAATGAGTTGAAACAATAAGCTTTTAATTAAGGTTTTTATGAGCAATCCAATAAATATTGCATTAGGAAATGGGGCGCTGGGCGCTACGCTGCAAACGGCTGATGGCGTGTGCGGGATGGTATTGACCGGAGTGAGCGAAACGGACGGATATACGGCTGGAACGCCGATACTGGTGACGAGCATGGCCGATGTGACCGCTGCCGGGATCAGTAATGCCAATAACCCATTTGCATGGCGGCAGATACAGGATTTCTATACTATGGCCGGAACGGGTGCGCAACTGTACCTGATGCTTGTGCCTGATACCATGACCGTGGACGGCATGTGTGACTCCACTAATGCGAATGGTGCGATAGCGCTGCTGAACTTCGCAAATGGCGCGATCAAGTTTGCCGGGGTATTAACTGACGATACGGTAGTGACTGTGGGGTCTATTACCGCGGGGATCAACCCGGCGTGTTATACCGGGGCGACAAAAGCGGCTGTGCTGGCAAATATTTTCTTTACTGCCCAGAACCCTTTGCGGATCATCATAGGTGCTTCGAGCTTTAATAATACTTACAGCTCGCTGACGAACATGACGAGCGGCACTACCAATAACCGGAGCTTCTTTCTGCTGGGTGACTACCAGAGCGGAAAGGCTGCAAACATGGGTATGCTGCTGGGGCTTATAGCCAGCCTGCCTGTGCAGCGCAAAATAAGCAGGGTGCGTAATGGCGCGCTGCCGATCAGTGAGGCATATGTAGGGACTGCTACGGTGGAAACCGCGGGCGCTAACCTGGCAGTGATCAGCGGTAAAGGCTTTATCACCTTCCGGACGTTTGCGAATGTAAACGGCTACTTCTTCAGCCCGGACGTGGCGCTGACAGCGAGTACTGATGATTATGTGTTTTTGTGCCGTGGGCGTGTGATAGACAAAGCGCAGCGCATTGCCTATACCATGTTTGTGCAGGTGGTGGATGACGAGATCCCAAGTGTGCCAGGAACGGGCCTTATTGATCCGGGTTTTGCACTGAGCCTGAGCAATACCATTGAGGAAGCGATCAACCAGAACATGACGGCGCTGGGCAACTGTACCGGCTGCACCTGCTTTATAGACCCAACACAGAATGTGGTGGAGAGCGGTACTGTAAATGTGAACCTTGCGATAGACAGCGAAGCTTATGCGGGAACAATAAATGTGACGCTGGGATTTGGGCTTTAACCACTTTCCCCCTTCGGGTAGAGTTGTAACGAGTAATTAATAACTTTTTAAAATAGCAATATGGCGGGAATTTCTTTTTTCAGTACAAAGGACCAGGAATGGGATGACCTGGATGTGTATGTGAGCGGTGTAAAGGTGGCGAAGGTGACGGATTTTGAAGCGGGTGTAAAGACCGATAAAGAATACCTGCACGCGGCGCATGTGAACCCGCTGAGCATACAGAGCGGCAATAAGCAATACCCCTTCAAGATAACGCTGTTGCTTGAGGCGGTGCGCAGCATATGGGCGGCGGCTGTGGCTGCGGGTGGTGACGATATAACGGATGTGGCATTTGATGTTGCAGGAGTATTCAGAGCACAAGGAGCCCGGACAATGAGCACGATAAGCGTTACCGGCTGCGAGATCAGCGAGGCGATGTTTAAAATGGCGCAGAATGATAAGAAGATGCAGGTGGACCTGCCGGGGCTGGCGATGGCGATAGCCGTTGTTTAATTTGAAAATTTGAAGATGTGCAAATTTGAAAATTGCACTTAAGTTATAAAAGAAGCCGGGAAAATAAGACCGGTGGATAGGAAGCCAGGGGGAGAACTGGCAAATCCGGTTCTCCCCATTAAGATACTGAGCTGAGGCTCTCACATAATACACAAACCAGGGATAGCGGGCTTAAAAGACAAAGTGTCTGCCCATCGTACAAGTAAGACGATAGAAAAATTACCCAAATTGCCCCGCCCTTAAAGCGGGGTTTTGGGGTACAAAAAATAGGGTTTAAACGATATTTTATGGCAGGTAAAAATACACCGATCACAGCGACAGAGCCAGCGAAGCTGGTGGGGCAGCTCACCGATAAAGAAATAACGGCGCTAAAGGCAACGCACAAGGGTGGCGTATATGGGCTTACGGATGGTAAGTGCATCAGCTATTTTAAGAACCCAACGCGGCAGGAGGTAAACTGTGCGCTAAGTAAAGCTGAGGCCGATAAGCCACTGGCTACGATAGAAGATATGATGGAGCTGACCTTTGTAGCCGGCAGTGAGCTATGGCGGACAGATGACCAGATAGCACTGGGCTTCATGAACGCGGTGAAGGATAAGATGAACGGTACAGTGGTGTTCATGGTAAACTTATAAGGGAAGCGGAAAAAGACCTGGAGACCGGTTCCCTTTTATACCTGGAGAGCATGTTTGATGTCTATATGCCAGGGTTTGACTACAAAAATGCGAGTGATCAGGAATATGCAGTAAAAGCGGCTCATCTGCGGCGAATCAGAGATGATGAGCGCGAAAAATCATTAAGATGAGCGATTTATTAACCTTCGTACTTCAATTAAAAGAGACTGTAAGTCGTGATATCCGTAAGGTGGGTGTCACGACTTCCGCTGTTTTTAGTGACATGGGCGACAAGATCGCCGTGGTGAAGCGGGGGTTAGATAAGCTAGGGCAGGAAACAAAGATAAAGGTGGACCATAGCCACCTGGACGAGCTGGAGGAACACCTGGACCGGGTGAACCGGAAGAAGGAGCAGCTGAGCATGTGGGATGTGGCCAAGGGCACTGTGGCGGGCGAGATGGTGACAAGGGGTGTGGAGCGCGGAGTGGACTTTGGTATTGACTTCCTGAAGGAAAGTGTGACGAAGGGGATGGAGGGGCAGAAGACGAAGAACATGCTTAACATCATGAGCCCTGAGCATGGCGAGGAGCTTTATGAGCAGACGCACGCGAACCTGCTGAAGAGCATGTATGGCACGCAACTGTTTGGGGATGCGAAGAGCTTACTGGCATCGCACCTGAATAACCAGCAGATAGATAAAAGGTTAAGGCAGTTTGAAGATATAGCCGGTGGCGATGCGGGTAACCTGGACCAACTGGTGCAAACCTACCAGTTAGTAAAGGGAACGGGTAAACTGAACCTGCATGAAACCTTCCCGCTGCTTCGCATGGGCTTTGACCCGATCAGCACGCTACAGCAGAAATATGGCGGCAGCACGCAGCAATGGCACGAGCGCCTGGAGGACGGAGCGAAGGGGCTAAAGCTGTTTAACGAGGCGCTGGATATAGCGACAGGCAAGGGCGGCATATTTGACCATATGCAGGAGCGGCTGATGCAAACGGATACGGGCAAATACATACTTGCCAGCACCAACTTTGAGGCTACGAAAGAAGAGTTTGGGATAAAACTGCTGCCGATCATGGGCAAGCTGCTGGATAAACTGGCACCTGCGCTGGATAACCTACCCGCAACGCTGGATAAGCTGGTGCCGGGCATAGAATACCTGGGCAATAAGACCGTGGACCTGATCTCCTGGACGAGCACACATACAGGCACTATAAAAGAGTGGATAAAGACTACAGAAAGCCTTATAAAATGGGCTGTGGCCGCATATGCTACAATGACGGTGATAAATACCGGAAAAGGGTTTATGGGCGGACTGAGCGGAGCGGGTGAAGGTATAGCCGGCTTTAGCCTGGCAAAGGGCCTTGGCGCAGCAACTGGCGGACTGGAGGCAATGACGGGTATGGCAGCGGGTGAAATGCTGGCCGCGACTGGTGGTGTGGCCGCACTGGCCTATATAGCAACTACAATAGGCTGGGAAATATGGAACCGTAACAAGGCGGGAGCGCCACCGGCATACCACTTTGACGCATACACGAATAGCAGGGGAACAGTGGGCGGTGTGGCCGCGACAATAAGTGACAGTGACCTAACTACGCTGCCTGGCGAATACTGGAAGCAGAAGGGCAAGCTGACCGATAAGGTGAAGAAGGGTGCGAGTGATGCGAGCGATGCGCTGAGCGATATGAGCGACAGCATCATAGGTGGTGGGCCCACTCACCTGGTGATCAACGCAAGGATAGGTGAGAATATGAAAAACTATTTTAGCAATGTAAAGGACGGAGTGAAGGATGTGGAAGGGGAATTTGAAGAAATGCTATATAGGGTGCTTTCGCGGATACCGAAGGCGATGGGGAACTAATTTGAAAATGTGTGAATTTGAAAATTTGAAAATTATTATAAAGTGGCAGAAATACCGTTAGGATTACCGTGGTTGTTTACAAATGTTTTCGGGGTGCCGCAGAGTGCGTTTGACCCGACATTCAAGCCTGTGACGGGTGATACTAAGGCTACGCGTAAACAGACGGGTAATTATGGATCGCCATTGTATGCCAATAACTGGGACGGGGTTGAGATATATCTGCCGGTGACCTGTGTGTACACCGACAGCAGCGGTAACCAGCAGACTTATGAATTGCCTAACCCTGTGGTGAGCATGAGGTTCAAGAAGAAGGTGGTGGAGACGGAGCTGGTGAACCGGGATGGAATTGTGAGCGAGATAATCAACAGGGGCAGTATAGAGATCGGCGTAAAGGGTTTTATCATCAATGAAGATGGCGCGAACGAACTACCTGAAGATGAGCTGACAGAGCTGCGGGGACTATGGGAGAGCGGTACGGCGTTTACGCTGAAGTGTGCGCTTACGGACCTGTTCCTGATGCGGCCAAATAAAAGCGGAAGCCAGCAGGTAACGATAAGGGATATGGACTTACCATTTACGGTGGGGGTGAAGAATGTGAAGGCTTACACAGTAACGATGAAGGAGGAGGTGCCGTTCAACCTGATAGAGCTGAGTGGTAATTAAAAATGGAAAACAATGTTTAAATGGGTTTTAATACTGATCATGGCGCAATTTGAACCACAGGGACAATTTACAATAAACAGCTCACTGGTAGGTGCGTTTACGTGGGCTGGTGTGCATAATGTGCGGATCAGGAAGAGTATGCGAACGCTACTCACTACTTGTTTCCTGGAAATACCTGGTAAGGCGCAGTATGTGCCGGTGAATGGCAGTGCGCCGGTGAATGTGACTACACGGCTGCAATTTGCGGATGGTGACCCGATAAGTATAAGCCTAGGGTATGATGGTGTGCTGAATAATGAATTTACAGGTTTTGTGAAGCGCAGGGGCGCGAGTTATCCGTTCGTGGTGGAGTGTGAGGGTTATGAGCGGAAGTTGAGGCTGAATGTGAATAAGAGCTACACGAGCAAGCAGCCAACGACAGCAAAGGCTTTGTTGCAAATGGCGTGTGAGGGAACCGGCATAACTGTGCAGTGCGATGTGGATTTTAATATCGGCGGTTTGCGGTTTGTGAATTTTAATGGGTTGCAAATATGCGATACGATAAAGGAAGTGAGTGACCATACGCTGACAGTCTTTTTTATTAACCCGACTACTTTATGGTGTGGACTGCCATACAGCGCCTATGCTGCGGGTGGTGGCGCACAGGGTGTGACGCTGACGAACGGGAATAAAATTGTGAACGGAACGAGCTGGCTGGGGCTGCCAAGCGTGGGGTATGAAATAGGCTGGAACTGCAAGAGGGATAACGGGCTGAAGATGCGGATACCGAGTGAGCCGGTACAGGTGCTGTATAACTGCAAGCTGGCAACGGGTAGCCTGATAAACACTGCGAGCAAAGCAAAGGTGGCCCAAAGGAAGCTACAGAAGTTGCTGAGCCATGTGCCTGATGTGACAACGATGCAGGGTTTTGCGCAGGAGAAGGAATACACGATGAATTATACCGGGTATGAGGGTAAGATAAGTGGTTTACTGGTGCCTTATTGCACGCCGGGTATGAATGTATATGTGGTGGACCAGTGGACACCGGAGCTGCGCGGGACGTTTATAGCTGAGGATACCGAGGTGATCTTTGGCACGGAGAGTGGTGGAAAGCGGCTTGTGGGAATAGGCCCACAGGTGGGATTTACTAACGCACAGGCATGAGCAAGCGCGGAGATGAAATAGGGGAACAAATACGTGAGATAGTAGGCAAAGGCCAAGGGACGAGGTTTCCGGTAATGAGTGGCAAGGTGGTGAGTGTGGATGATGCGGAAACATGTACGGTGCAACTAACGGCTGATGCGCCTGATACACCAACGCCAGGGATATTGCTGAATGTGATAGAGAGTAATACCAACGGCATATATGTGAAGCCCAGTCTGGATGCAGATTGTTTTGTGGCGGAAGTGGACGGGGGTGGACAATTACAACTGATCTGGGCGAGTGCATATGATGAGGTACAGGTGACGGTGAATGAGACGGTACTGACTGTGACAGATGGAACTGTGAAGGCGGTGGATGGTAATGGTGGTGAAATGACGATGAATGGCGGGAAGTTGCAGTTTAAAAATAATAGTGGCAGCCTATTCAATATGCTGCAAACGCATATACAGAACCTGCAAACGCACATAACGAATATAGATGCACTGACGGTAGACACGGCAGTAGGGCCAAGCGGAGTGCCAGAGAATATAGCTGAGTTTGCGCTCGACTATTCGAACATGGGACAGGATTTAAATGCATTAAGTGAAATATTATATTGATGAAAAGGATTTTAACCATACTGTTTTTAGTGAGCTGCTTTTGCAGCTTTGGGCAGAGTGTGCCGCACAGGATCATAGTGCTTAACGGGGTGAGTATAGACCTCACGGCTAATGGCAGCTATCTTTTACCGGGGCTTGGCACTTATACTTTATCTCCTTTGGATACGAGCTGGGTGACAGGTGTGGCCAGTGATACTGCCGGTGAGATCAGGACATGGGACTTATTAACGTTCCTGACTTATGGTGATACTTCTACCTTCCTGCTAACGAATGCGGGGCTAAACAGCAGGGGTTATATTACTTCATCTGCGCTGAGTGGGTATGCTACAACGGTGGCAGTAGGTGATACTGCCGGTGTGATCAGGACGTGGGATTTACTTACATTCCTGACTTATGGCGATACTTCTACGTTCCTGCTAACGAATGCGGGGCTGAATAGCAGGGGGTATATAACTTCTTCAGCGCTGAGCAGCTATGCTACAACGGTGGCTGTGGGTGATACTGCCGGTGTGATCAGGACGTGGGATTTACTTACGTTCCTGACTTATGGCGATACTTCTACGTTCCTGGTAACGAATGCGGGGCTGAATAGCAGGGGGTATTTGACTAATGCAGTAACAAGCATCAAGGTAGTGTCCAATGTAGCGGCATATTCTGTGACACCGACGAGTGCCGTTACCAGCACCGGTGTGTATAGCTTTATGGCTACCGGCGCGATCACGCAGCTAGTGCGGGGTGATGGGAGTTTGTTTAATATCGGTACTAATGGGTATGTGCTGGGTGTGGTGAGCGGGGCGCTGTCGTGGGTGGCTGCTCCTTCGAGCGGGGCAACTGTTGGTGGTGTACAAGGAGAATTTCAATTTAATAATGCGGGTTCTTTAGGAGGTTCTTCCTATTGCTTTAACGCTACTGACGGTAATTTTCTAATGCTCAGCCAGAATACCGCTCCTACTACACCTGCATCGGGGTATGCTAAGGTATACAGTAATAATGCGATGGGTGAAGATGATATTCATGCAATACCGTCATTAGGTGGTGAGTATATTTTACAGGCATCGCTGAGCCAACATAGGTTGAGCAAACTATATCAGCAGGTGGGAAGTGCATCCCTCCTTCCGGAAGGAACAGATTTTACATATTCAGGTGGCTCAATATACGCCTCTCTTGGTAGTGCCACAGTGGTAAATACCACCTATGATGCTACTAATGCATTGCCAAATATATTTACTGTTAAGGCAGCTTCTACAGCGGCTGTTAATTCATCGGCAGGTTGGTATTATGCATCATCGCCATCGGTCAACCCGGTGCTGCTGCAAAATACGGCATATTCTGGCGCCACAAGATTAACCGTGGAGTTTGGATTGGGCGTTTATGCATCGACAGAGCGAATATTTATAGGGTATAACCCCAATAGCAATGCGGCACCTACTGCGACTACTGACCCAAGCGCTAATATTAATATTATCGGTTTGAGTAAGGACGTTTCAGATGGAACATTTCAGTTCCTAACCAATGGTGCATCCGGAACGGCTGCGAAGATCAATACCGGCATTACACCTAATCAGAATAACTGGTACAGGCTTACCATATTCCTGACTCCAGCTGCTGGAGCTTCTACATCTACCGGAATACTGATGGAGCTTGATGTAATGACAAAAACGGCAGCGCCTACAGTGGTGTACAGCGGTGCTATTACGACTAAAATACCTGCGACAAATGTAAACCTGGAGCCGGTGATATGGGTCAATACGGGTACGGGATCAGCATCGGTAGCGGTGAATTTTATACAAATGCTTCAAGAGAGATTTTGGTAAACATACGATTATGAAAATACAGCCTAAAGTATGGACAAACAACGGCCTGACGGCTACACAGCTTATAGTAACCTGTGCAGGTGACGACTATGCTACGAAAAGAACGTATGCCTGGACTTTATTGACTGAAGATGGAGCACCGGTAGATGCTGGCGCCATTGAAGAAAGCGGCCCGACGTATACTCCTGTAATTGCAAGTGTGGCCTATGTCTACAATTATGTGGCAGGTAATTTATCACAACCACTCACCCTTATAGGAAGCTAGTATGGCAAGAAAAATGATGGATATAGGGCTGGTGCCGGTGCTGGATGGCGATGGCAATGAGCTGGGCGAAGACCTTGCCACTGCTGCGGGTGACTTTACAGTGGTGGAAAGCACCGGACAGCACCAAAGGCAGCTGATCATGAATGCCCCCGGAGAGTTTAAACAGAACCCGGCAATATGTGTGGGAGCGCCATTGTATATAGATGATGAGGGTGCGCAGCAATTACAAACGATCATCACCCAACAATTGATGCTTGACGGCCAAGAGGTAGTGAACCTGACCCCGAACCTGAATAGTGTGATAGACAATACGGTTAACCTTTTTGAAAACGCTTTTTATCCTGGATAATGATGTACCAAGCAGGCGCAAATATGACGATGATGGATCTGGTGATCAACGCTTGTGGATCATTGCAGGCGGCTATGCAGTTTTGCCAGGATAATAATGTGGCGCTGAGCGATGTGCCGGTGGCGGGGACAATGTATATAGTAAGCGCGGCGGCACTGGCGCAAGCAGGGAGCGCAGGTGTGAGTGTGCTGACAACCTATAAAGCCAATGGGTATTATGCAGCTAACCTAGGCGACTATGAGGCGCTGACGGATACGGATGGAGAAGACCTGACGGATAGTGATGGTAGTTTATTAACAGATTAAAACAAATAACGATTATGAAAAAGACAGGTTTTTGGATAGGTGCGCTTGTGGTAGCACTCATTGTGATGACAGAGGCTTTTGCGCCCAGAAATATAGACAGTACGCCTTTGCGAGCAGTAGATACAGGCAGCTATATGCTAGGGCTTGAAGATAGTGCCGGTGTATGGACTAATGCGCAGAAGTTCAAGATCGGTGGGATTGTGGAATATAACTGGAGTACGAAGGACAGCACTGCTCTGGCGGATACAGCCGGAGTATTGCGAGCGCTATCCGGCAGCGGAAGCTCATCGCACGATGTGATGGTAGTGAATGTGAATGGCGCTACAGCTGCCCAGACAATAGGAACCTATACGACGACGTGCCAGTGTAACTATTTAATATCTGACCAACTAAATGTAAACAGCATTAGTACAGATGTTCTTCAATATAAAGTATCCTGGACGGATATACACAATACACTGCAAACGTACACCTTTATAAATGCGAGCGCCACCGGATGGGAAGCCCCCGGGGCTGTGAGTATTTATACAAAATCAGGGAGTGTTATCACGTTTTCAACTGTAATGGCGACAGGTGGAGGCAGTATAAATTATGATGCAAGTGCAGTGGTGACTTTGCAGCATCTGTAATGCTGATTTGGAAATGTGGTGATTTGAAAATTTGAAAATTAATATAAGATGGCAAGGAGTATAGCACAGATACAGGCGGCACTGGTTGCAGCGAAGAATGCAGACCCGGTATTGGCCCCCACACTTACGAGCACCAGTAATGTGGCGATATGGCTACTGTGGACGTGGGTGGTGGCGAGCTGCCAGTGGGTACTGGAAACATTGTTTGATGTGTTTGTGGCCAATGTGCTGGCGATACTGGCGGCACAGAAGCCACATACGCTGCAATGGTATGTGACTAAGGCAATGGCCTATCAATATGGGGTGAGCCTGCCTGCTGACAGCGATGTATATGCTGTGGTGCCTCCGGCTGATCCGACGGTGCTGGTAGTGAACTTTGCGGCAGCGGTGGAGCTCCCGAACCTGGTGCGGATAAAAGTGGCAACGCTGACGGGCGGTGTGCTGGGGCCACTGAGCAGCGGGCAGCTTACCGGACTAACAACTTATATGGGGAAGGTGAAGGATGCAGGCGTGCGGCTACAGATAACGAGCGGTAATGGCGATAACCTGCAAACGGGCTGGACGATCTATTATGACCCGACTGTGCTGACCGCGACTGGGGAAAGGATAGACGGGACTGAGAACACGCCGGTGCTGGACGCGCTGAACGCATTTGTGGACGCACTGCCTTTTAACGGGGTGCTGATATATAATGCTATGGTGGCAGCGATACAAGCTGTGCCAGGTGTGATAATAGCGGAGAATAATGTGGCGCAGGCTAACTATGGGGCTACGCCGTATGTGAGCGTGAACCCAATATATACGCCTGATGCAGGATACCTGGTGGTGGATGAGGGTTACTTTAATGCGAATATTACTTATGTGCCTTATGGGGTGTAGGTAATTTGAAAATGTGTTGATTTGAAAATTTGAAAATCCGAAAATGAAAAAGATAATAATAATGCTCGTTCTCTTATGCTTTGTGAGTAAAGCAACGTTTGCGCATGTTTCGCGTAAAGATGTGAAGGAGGCAAAGGAGAGATATTTGGCTGATAGCCTTACGTGCTTGTATATGGCGCATGATAGTTTGTATTACCCGATGCGGAAAAACGTCATGGAGTGCCAACGATTAACATATGAAGGGTTAAAGGCCATTCGTCACGATCAAAAATTTTGGGTTAAAAAAAGATAGTTTATGAGTGTATATGATGTGGATATAGATGTGGTGAGTGACCTGAATGTGCCGGTGCGTTTGCGCCAGCAGGTGATGACGGCATGGCTGCGGGTGCTGGTGAGCCCTGTGGTGTATCTGCAAGGGCAATTTAATGCGTTTAAAGCGTCTACATTGTATTATCTGGGGCATAACAGCCAGGTATGCTATATGCAGGCTGCGCTGAATGATACGTTTGACCCGGTGGATCGCGGCATTTTCATAAGTGACGGGCCGTATGAGGACCCGATTTACAGCTACCTCGACGATGAGGATAAGCCGGTATTTATAGACCTGGACAGTGAAGTGGGCGATAGTGTGATTCCAGATCCTGATCCTGTGCCGCTGTATACTGATATAGAGACGTATTCGCTGGGTGTGCAGTTTGTGGTGAATGTGCCGAGTGCTGTGGCAGGGATGCCGGGATATGATGTGAACTACCTGAGGGGATTGGTAAATAAGTACCGGTTGCCAGGTAAGAATAATTATACGGTGGTTTATTTCTGATGAGCTGATGGGATGATTAGCTGATTAGCTGATGGGGAACATAATTTAACTAAGGATAAAAACATTGAGCATTATGGCAAAGAAAGGATTGGCAATGAACCTGCCGCTAAAGGAGATAGTAGACAAAACGCTTCTTGATAATGAAACGGTAAAAACTATAAGGTGCGCACCTATTGTATATGCAATGATAAAGGATGGCCAGAAAATGAATGGCGAATATGACACCAAGATTATAGACGAACTAAAAAGCAGGTATGCAGGGTTGAGCTTTGATCAACTGCTTTTATTGTGGCATGAGAACTTCAACTCGATGAATATTATCAACGATAAGAAAACGATCAAAAGGCTGAAGATGGAGAACATTTGCAGCTTTCTAGTAAAGCATAAGGTAATTGCAATAGGCATGCTCATAGATGAGCAATGGGCAGTGTAGTGATGTGGCTGAATGGTGCCAACGCCACTGGTGTTTAATAGTAGTAATAACGGTGATTAAATAACCTTTTAACAGATAAAAAATGAGTAAGAATTTAGATTGTACGCAACCGGGCGGGATGCCGTGGACACAGAACAGGCTGGGGTTTATACAGCAGGCATACCAGGAAATGTTTGCTGCGATGTTTGCTGCCAATGGATTGACGGGTAATACGCCATATATCATTTATGGATGCGCAATAACGAGGACACTCGTAACCGGCACGCAGTATAACTACTCAATAGCGGCGGGATGGATGTGGTATGAGGGTAATGCTATACGGGTGCCTGCAAGTGGGCCAGTGCTGGTGGATGAGAGTGTGAATGCCTGCTATTCGCTGATAACAACGACTGCAACGCCGTTGACCTTTAATAACGGCAGCACACCGAATGTGGTGGAGGATGTAACGATAAGTTTGCAGGCGCAGCCAATAGGCACAGCTAATAGCAGTGATGCCTTTTTGATGAGCGAGGCGGTGAGTGTTGGCGTGGCACTTGGGCAGGCTTACAGGCCGGGATGGGCTACACTGGCGGTGGCAACTGCGAGCGGTGTGGGTGGTGTGACGGGGAGTATTTATTATAAGAAGGATACCATTGCGAATACGTTATTGCTGAGATTTTCATTAACGGTGAATGATCCGTATAATCTTGTGGCTGCGCCTGCTGCTACTGCTTATGTGATACAGACGATGCCTGCGGGTTTTTATAATAGCGGGCACGATATAGATTTTATAATTGGTGTGGGCGCGCAGGATGGGAGTAATAACACGGTGAAGGATGATGCTGGTGTGAGCTGGATAAGACAGGCGCAGGTGGCGATATCGAATACGGGTGATATTAATATCTTTTTGATGAAGCCTGCTGTGGGATGTACTGTTTATAATGTGTACGGGATGGTGGTGTTGCCGCTGGATTAA